ATACACCAACTTCTTGCAAGGCAAATTAGGCAAAGATTACAAAAAACTTCCAGAATATGTCAATGGCAAAGCCACACAAGAAGCAGCCGCACAAGTGGCCAAATTAAATAATGCCATAAAAGCCATATTGAATTTTAATGCACCCAAAAGTGCTCCGGCTGCTGAATTACAACGTTGGCAAGATCTGTCACAGGCCACCTACGACATGCGATCGTTATTGGAGTTCTACCCCAAAACCATAGAACATGGTGCTGGTAAAAAAATGCCACTTATTACAAGCATTCCTGGCGGAGCATTTAAAATTGGAAATTACCCATTAAACATGCAGGACACCACAGACAAACTGATTGGTAACATTATTAAAGATCAGTTCAAAGATGGCAAACTACCCAACATTTCAATCGGACCTAAAGGCACATACCAAATTGGCAACCATGAACTTAATCTAGCTGCTGGTGCCGAGGCAAAAGCAGTAAAAATTATCAAGCAACAAACTAGTGATTTAAATCAAGTTGCTGCACCTCAGAAGAAACAACAGCAAGCACCAGTTGCGCCTGGACCAGCTGCTCAACAACCATCTGATATAGCACAGGCGCTGATAAAGATGGGGTTCACAGTTCCACAAGCTGCGGCCATGGCAGCCAAAGTTCCACCAGGCACAAGTGAACAAGATGCTATAAAATTAGGACTTGCAGGTAAACTTAACGAATCCTTGATCTGGAGTGGCAATTTTGACCCTAGCCGAACACTATTGAAAAAAATTAGACAACTATGAAAAGCCTACGCATGTTATTAGAAGGTGGCAATGTATTCAAAGATGCAGATGGCCAACCACTCACACAACGTATCAACCAAAGCGATGTACCTGCCACTGTGGCCTGGCTGGAACAGCTCACAGGTTTGCAATTTCCACGCGAGCGTTGGTTGGGCTCAACCGGCAAGGCCGCCACATCTGGTGACATGGACCTGGCTGTGGACGCTGGTGAAATTTCCAAAGATCAATTGGCTGCCAAACTCACACAGTGGATTGCCAGTCACAAACTGCCTCCTGCAGAGTGGATCAAAAAAGGCGGCGAAGTACACCTGCGCACACCCATTCAAGGACGTCCCGAACTGGGCTATGTGCAAACAGACTTCATGTTCTTCCCCAACCTGGACTGGGGCACATTCTACTACAACCAAGGCGCAGGATCAGCCTACAAAGGCATGAACCGTGCTGTGTTGATGTCAAGCATTGCCAAACAACTGGGACTCAAAATAGGCGCCAATGGTGTGTTCAGTAGGACCAGTAATGAATTGTTGACCATGGATCCTGACGAGGCAGCACGTATGATCCTTGGACCCAGTGCCACACGAGCCAATCTCAGCACAGTGGAAACCATATTTGCTGCCTTGACTCGAGACAAAGATCGGGAAGTCAAGATCCGAGACTTCCGTGAGTACTTGACCAAAGAAGGTTTACCACAGCCTGACGCTGTGACAGAAAATACAGACACCTACTTCCTGGCACGCCTACGTGATAGGATTGTGAACCAAGGCATGCAGCCCTTGGTAGAACGCGAAGCAGCCAATCCCTATAGAATCTACGAAGCTGATGAAGGCAATGTGGGCGGCAGAGCCAAGGGCATTGAACACTTGGAAGATTTAATCTTTCGCAAAGGTTCGCGCGGTGCGACAGAAGCATTGAGCATACTTGATCATGCCGCTGTTAGTCCTGGCACTACAACCAGTGTCAAATGGGACGGCATGCCTGCTGTATACTTTGGACGCAAGCCCGACACCGGAGAGTTTGTACTCACAGACGGATCAGGGTTTGAAGCCAAAGGGTATGATGGACTGGCCACTTCGCCAGAAATGATGGCGCAGATACAGCGCACACGTTCGGGTGATAGAAGTGCATTAATTCAGACCTATGCTAGATTGTTCCCTGCATTAGAAGCAGCATTGCCCACAAACTTTCGTGGCTATGTACAAGGCGACTTGTTGTATCAAAATACTCCGCCTTTGGAATCCGGAAACTATGTGTTCAAACCCAACACTGTACAATATCGTATTCCTGCAAAAAGTTCTCTAGGACAGCGCATAGGCAACAGCGAAATTGGAATTGCCATGCACACCATGTACTCAGATGCAGGTGAACCCAAGCAGCCACTGAAACGGGTGAAGTTTAACGATGTTCCGGGCTTGTTGTTGATTGAACCCATATTTGCCAAAGAAATGACTCCTGACATTGAACAAGTCAAACAAATCAAATCTTTGATTGCCAGCCACGGTTCTGCCATTGATACCTTGTTTAATCCTGCAGAACTGCGAGCACAACAGATCACAGATTTAGCAAAACTGTGTGTGGACTACATCAACTACAGAATTAAAAGCAGTGGCAACTTTGACAATTTGCTGCCAGGATTTGGTGAATGGTTACAAACCAAGGTAAGCCCACGTAAATTTGCTAACATTGTGGAATACTTGCAGAGCCCTACTTCAAACACACAAGGCATGGCAGCGGCATTTACCTTGTTTATAATGTTGCATGATTTAAAATTAGGTGTGCTACGCCAGCTGGATTTAAAGGATCCTGGGCACGAGGGCTGGGTCATGGCCACCCCTGCAGGTTATGGCAAAGCGGTAAATAGATTTGACTTTACAGCAAGAAATGCGGCTAGAAATAATCCACAACCGGGGTAATTTTTACCAAAGGTATAAATAAAAGCAGGTCCACCGAGACCACTTAACCCTAAAGGAAATTTATCATGGCACAATTTACAAAAGTAAATGGAACTCCACAACCAGTATTTGCACTGGACGTTGCTAATGGCAGTATATCTGGCACAGCCAACGTTGCGGCACAAGGCCCAGTACAAGTTGCTGGTCCAAAACTGGACTTCTTCTCACTCACAGCCAACGCTGCCCTTACCAATGCTGGTAACGTCAACGGTTACTTAAACAATGTGTTGACAGCAATCCAACAAACTGGCACTATTGCTATGTACCAAGCAGGTGCAACAGCTGGCACAATCAACTTGGCTATCTACCCAACAGGTGCTTACACCACAGCTACCTTGGTTGCCGCTGCTCAAACAGCCAATGCCACAGGCGGCTTGAACATTGGTATCCCAACCGGCAACGTTGCTGCTAGTGCAACATTTACTAACCTGTAATCAGTTTAGTTCCAACCAAACCCTGGACGTAAAAAATCCAGGGTTTCTTTTTGGCGTTAAATATGCACATAATGAAAGTCTTGTGCCGTACCCTTTTTGATTGTACCCATACTGGTGTCACAGGACATCTCCGACCACAACAGTTGCCTTTTGTCACAAAAACAGGACTCACAATTGACACGCCTGAACAGTGGAACCGCAGTCGTAATCAACAACGCAACTGGGAAAGCCTATTGCAAATTGTCAGCTTAAGAACACAGCCCATGAATGTTGTACCGCCTACCAAGCACACGGATGGTTGGCACTTTGCGTTTGAAGTAGAAGCAGAAGGGGTTCTCAGCAGTGAGTTTGGCAGCAGTGATCTAGCAGGGCTGGTGGCAGACTGTGAAGCTGTGCCCATGGTCACAGGCCTGGATGAAGCAGAAGCGGTCACCGCCACACTGCATGCTCAAGGAACCAATCAGAACATTTGGTTTACTGCCATAAATACGTCATTGGAGCCTGACCATGGTTGATACTACTGACATTGAAAAGAAAAGCCTCGAAGCCCACGTGGAGTTATGTGCTGAACGTTACCGCATGCTGGAACTCAAGATAGAAACAGTGGAACAAGAAGTTGGTCACGTCAAACACATGGTCACTGAAGTGCATGGCATTGTGCGCAAGATGGGCGAAAAACGCAACGATCAAATCATTACCTGGGGCATAGGCATCATTGGTGTGCTGCTAGGCATCGTGGGGTGGCTGGCCACTCACTATGTAAAAACACTATGACCCGTGATCAAAAATTAGAACGCTTTGCTGAACGCGAGCTCAAGCGTGTGTACACCGAACTCATAATTGATGACGAACAAGGTGGATATGTAGCGTTTGGACGTTATCATGTAAAACCACAATCAGCAGGTTTTGCTGTGTACCACAATGATGATCTGGTGAGCACATTCAGCAGTAAACGAACAGCCATGTCTTGGTGTGTGGCTGATCATTTACAACAGTACAGACTAGCACAAAACATCCGCATACTGGACAACAAAAAACAAACGCTCACTGCTGACATCCATTGCCGACGCGGGCAAGCAGATGGTAGTAGTCGCCCTGAATTCCGTGAAATGGTGCACACCAAACTTGCACCCAAAATTGAGAACCTTACACTGCTGAATCAAGAACTTGAAAAATGTTTAAATTCGGCTAAATATCTACAACTAAGAGGATTTGCCAAATGAAATTAACCGAACTGGCCACACCAAAAAAGAGCCGCCAAGTAGCCCAAGTATTTGAAAGTTATTTTGGTACAAAAATGCCTGTGAACCGGCTCACAGTGCGTGAAGCACAGGCCATGTTGAAACGTGTGCGTGGCGTGATTGCTGAACATCAGCGTGGCACCGGTCGTCACACCAGTGAACGCAACCCTGCGTATTTGAAACTGGTCATGATGGAACAGGCACTGGCTCACCGCGTGAGCGAAGACATGGTACCACCAGCAGGTGCCGCGATGAAGCCAACAGGCAACGTGGCAGCTGATCCAGCAGCCGCGGCCAAGCTCAAGGCAGCCAAAGACAAACTGGCTAAAGGTCAGGAGCCTTCCCCTGAAGAACAAGAACTAATCAATGCACAGGCCACACTGACTGCCGAAAGCCGTTTGCGTAGAGCATACCAGTTCTTGAAAGAATCCGAAGTTCAGCAGGCACAAGTGGTGTTGGCTGCACAAGACATGGTGGACAAAATGCAATCAATGCTGGAAGACACCACAGAGATGCAATTCAAAGAACTGCCTGCCTTGGTTGACTCAATCCGTAATCAAATTGGCATGGAACAAGCCACACAATTCAACAGTGATGTAACTGCGGCATTGCAAGGCCTTGTGCAAAACTTGCAAGGTTCCAAACAACAGTTAGAAACAGCCTTGGGTGTGGTAACAGGTCAACCTGCCGCACTAGACACCAGCATGGCCGCCAGTGGCATGCCAGGTGCTGCACCTGCCCCAGTACCTGGTGCTGAAATGGGTGCCGATGTTGGCGCTGATCTAGGTGCTGAAATGGGTGCTGAAATGGGTGCTGAAATGGGTGCTGAAGAACCTGCACCAGCCGGAGCCGCACTGGGCCGAGCACGTAGATAATGAGAATCGACGAAGTCGAAAATTCAAATTCACTAGACCCAAACAAACTGATGGGTTTGGTGAATTTTCTTTCAGGCCGCGCAGATGACGAAAATGCACAAAAGCAAATCAGTACTGATGCATTTATAAGTGCCGCACAAAGTTTGGGATTTCCAGTCAATCAACGTAATATTATCAGCGTGGTGAGTACGCCACCCTTGGACAGTGTGTTAGAACCAATTGATCCCAGCAAACCTGGTGTGATCATGTACAAAGGTGCCAACACTGGTGCAACCGAGATGCCGGTGAACAAAGCACAAGATATTGTGGCCGCCTCGGCCAAATCAGCTGCCGGCAAAGACCGCGGCGTATAACCATTCTCATTGACACTTGTTAGTAAATACGCTATAATTAGCGAAGGAATATCACATGGCCTATTCAGAAA